ATAATTCGATTAAAAAAAAAAACCGCAAGACAGTATCATTTCAATTACCTACCCTGCAAAAATAAAAATTGATTTTAATATTTATACTTGTAATTATTCAATAAAATGGACTCTATTGAAAAAAAGAAATCGAAAAATCGTTTGATTGTGGATGAAGCATTGAACGATGACAATTCTGTTATTTCTCTATCCTATCTAAAAATGGAAGAGCTTGGACTATTTCGGGGTGATACCGTAATGATTAAAGGCAAAAAGGGAAAATCAACAGTATGCATTGCACTTGTTGAAGAAGATATTGAGAATGGTTCAATTCGTATGAATAAAGTTGTTCGTAAAAATTTGCGAGTTCGTCTTGGAGATCTTGTTACCGTGAATGCTGCTGGAGATGTTCCCTATGGAAGTAAAATTCATGTTCTTCCTATTGATGATTCAATTGAGGGTGTTTCAGGAAATCTATTTGATGTTTATCTTAAACCATACTTTTTGGAAGCATATCGCCCTGTCTCCAAAGGTGATTTATTTATTGTGCGTCAAGCGATGCACCCTGTTGAATTCAAAGTTGTTGAAATTGATCCAGGACCTTTTTGTATTGTTTCTCCTGATACTGAAATCTTTTGCGAAGGAGAGCCCATCAAGCGTGAAGACGAGGAACGTCTTGATGATGTTGGGTATGATGATATTGGGGGTTGCCGTCGACAAATGGCACAAATCCGTGAAATGATTGAGTTGCCATTGCGTCATCCCGCTCTTTTTAAAAATCTCGGTGTCAAGCCGCCTCGGGGTGTTTTGCTTTATGGACCTCCTGGTTCTGGAAAGACATTAATTGCTCGTGCAGTTGCTAATGAAACAGGTGCATTTTTCTTTTTGATTAATGGTCCTGAAATCATGTCAAAAATGGCGGGTGAATCGGAATCTAATCTTCGAAAAGCGTTTGAAGAAGCCGAAAAGAATGCCCCTGCAATTATTTTTATCGACGAGATTGATTCGATTGCTCCCAAGCGTGACAAGACCAACGGTGAAGTCGAAAAGCGTATCGTGTCACAATTGCTGACGCTAATGGACGGAATGAAAAAGCGTGCTAATGTTGTTGTTATTGGTGCAACCAATCGCCCTAATTCGATTGATCCAGCATTGCGTCGCTTTGGTCGTTTTGATCGAGAAATTGACATTGGTGTTCCCGATGAGAATGGCCGTCTCGAGGTTTTTAGAATTCACACACGCAATATGAAATTGGATGGAGATGTAGACCCAGAATTTATTGCTAAAAATACGCATGGCTTTGTTGGAGCAGATATTGCAGCTCTGTGCACGGAAGCAGCAATGCAATGTATCCGTGAAAAGATGGATGTCATTGATGTAGAGGAAGAAACCATCGATGCGGAAGTATTGGATTCAATGGCAGTTAATATGGAACATTTTAAGCATTCTATGAATGTATCCAATCCATCTTCGTTGCGTGAAACTGTAGTCGAAGTACCAAATGTAAGTTGGGAAGATATTGGTGGTTTGGAGTCTGTTAAACAGGAACTCAAGGAGCTTGTTCAATATCCCGTTGAGCATCCTGATAAATTCCTCAAGTTTGGAATGTCACCTTCTCGCGGTGTGTTATTTTATGGACCACCAGGATGTGGTAAAACTTTGATGGCCAAAGCAGTGGCGAATGAATGTCAGGCAAATTTTATATCCATCAAGGGTCCAGAATTGTTAACCATGTGGTTTGGAGAGTCAGAGGCAAATGTTCGTGAAGTATTTGAAAAGGCACGAGCAGCAGCACCATGTGTCCTGTTTTTTGATGAATTGGATTCAATTGCTCAGGCGCGAGGAAATATGGCTGGCGATGCAGGTGGAGCTGGTGATCGTGTCATGAACCAGCTGTTGACAGAGATGGATGGAATTGGAGCAAAAAAGAATGTTTTTATTATTGGTGCAACCAATCGCCCCGATATTATTGATCCAGCTCTTATGCGTCCTGGTCGTTTGGATCAACTAATTTATATTCCAATGCCAGATGTTGATTCGCGTCTGGGAATTCTCAAGTCCACACTACGCAATTCACCAGTATCCAAGGATGTTGATCTGCGGTATATTGCAGAGTCGACGGAAAAGTTTACAGGAGCAGATCTTACAGAAATTTGCCAACGCGCGGCAAAGTTGGCAATTCGTGAAGAAATTGAAAAGGATAAATTGCGCAGTGAACTTGGCGACGGTGTTGAACAGGAAACTGTTACAGAAATATCGGAAATTCTTCCCAAACACTTTGAAGATGCAATTAGGAATGCGCGTCGAAGTGTATCGGACAAAGACATGGCACAATATTCATCTTTTGCAAGGACAATGCAAGCGGCGAGTGTAATTAATGTGGGTAATGGAAGCCTGGCGGAGTTTTCATTTCCAGGTTCTTCTCAAACAACTACAACAGCCTCAGTTCAAGAAGAACAAGAGGATGATTTGTATGGTTAATAAAAATATACATTTTTAAGACCATTTTCACCATTAACAACAATTATTGATTTTATTGATTTAAACTTTCCAGAGCTTGAAGAAACATGAAAACAAATTGATGTATTTTTATTAGAAAAAATACAGCATTTATCTTTTATGTTACTACATGCAATTAATTCACCTATAGTCTCCCCAGTTACTATATCCTGAGCGAAAAAAGATACAGTAGAAGTTAGTAAACTATTAGTAGTGTTAATATCAAGACTTTTATAAGAAGCAACTAGTGAAATTTTCCAATTGGAGTTGTTAGGAAACACTAATTGGAAATCATAATGAGTTTCATTACGATTGTTGGAACAAAATGACAGTTTTAAATCACTCAAGGGTTGGATATATGTACCGTATATTTTATAACAAGATGGAACTTTCATTCTATATATAAAAAAAATATTTTTTAATTCTATAAATATTTTCAAGCTATAGAAATGCCAAGGACTTTTAAAAAATTTTCACAATTAGCTTTTTTTAACGCTGTGCAAAATCCTACACCTACTCCTACACCCACTCCTACACCTACTCCTACACCCACTCCTACACCTACTCCTACACCCGGATGTCCAGAGATGTTGAATGATGTCAACATTTTTGTTCCCATGCCGACACCTTATCCAGAGTTTCAAGGTGCTAATATTTTAATTGAATATGAAGAAGGAGCCGATGACGGACGTCATGTTAGATCAAAATAAAAATATTACATATAAATAGAATATGGATCAGTGCAAAGAAATTATTAAAAAATATTTCAAAACACATTTTCAAAACGAATTAAATTCATTATTATTTTGTAAAAACAATCCAAGTTTATTGTCACGCAAGACTGGTGAATTATTTTTACAAAGTTTTAACATGTCCAACATTAAAGTAACAGAAAATAATATAATCAATGAAATACAAAAATCTAATAATTTTAGCGCGTCCCAAAAAGAACAATACACTGAAATGGTCAAGACAGAATTTAGAGATATGAATCGCATAAAACAACGCTTTGATTTGGAAGTTCGCATCTTTTTGGATCGTCATTAAAAAATTTCAAGAATGCATTTCAATAAACGGATTGTAAAGTGTACTATTACTTTTTAAAGAGGGTTGGTCTTTTTCTACTTGTTCGACTTTATCTTCTTCTATTATTACATCGTCTTGGTAATTCCATATTGATGGTTTTTTTGCCTTTTTCCATTTCTTGATAATGTATATTAAAAGCACAAGAATAGTGATTAAAAAGGTGAACAAAAATATTGTATACACTGAATTCATTTTTAATTCAATCAAAATTAAAAAATTTATTGTCTAAATTGATCTCCCTGATATCTGTCTGCAAATTCGTTCACTGCCTTTTTTTTAATATCCATAAAATCATTATTGGTAGGCATATCACCCGCGCGGTCATGCATTCTACCAAATCTTGGAACAGAATTTCCAAGTGCCTCAAAGTGACCACTGGAAGCACTATTTGGGTTTACCAATCCAGACCCGTCTCTACTTTGGGCACTTTCATATACATCATATCCAAAAGAACTTCGGTCATGTACTGTCTCTGCATTTTGAATCATCAACATGCTTCGAGGATTATCTTGTCTTACTCCTAATTCACCCATTTGCTCTATATATTTTTTATTGGTTTCAAAGCTTTGGGTTTGGTATAAATCATCAATCGCTGATCTTTGTTGAGAAGATGAATAGGCATCTAATCCTTGTCTAAAATTATCATGTCCTATACTACTCGTTACATTAATGTTTTGTAAATCGCGAACACGAACTGGTACATCATTCGCTAAACCTTCAATATTCTGAGGGACAGGAGCACTTGGCCTGGATTCATAGACAAGATTTTTATGCAAGGAGTCAATTCTACCAGCGCTTACATTTTCAAAGTCAACAGTACGAGTAAATGGAGAAGTTTTGGTTGTTTCAGAAAAGGTTAGTGGAACATTTCTAGTAAATTCTCGATTCAATTTGTCTTGTTCCAAAATATATTGTCGACCAATCATTGTTTTACGAGCTGGAGCTTCAATATTGAGTGCTTGCTCTTTTACATTCAAGTTTTGACTAATAATAGGTTCAACATTTCTCCAGAATTGTGTAGAGGTTGGCTGTGTGTATGCTTCCGTATTAATATTTGCTCGTAAAGATTCTTTTGGATTATTGGTCATATTGACACTAGTTCCTTTATAGGGCATCGACTCCGCAGCAAAAACATAGGATCCAATCTTATTTTCATCGCGTACTTGCGTACTTTGACCATCCAAGTTGGAACCTTTGTATGGCATCGATTCAGGAGCGACAACCCAAGAACCTAATTTTTGCTCTGGATGAATATCTTGTTGAAAGTATTCAATACTTCCTTGCTTTGTATAACCAAAATTAGTGTTGGAAATAATATCGGTATGTAATGGATTGGCATTAATTTTTTGAGAAGAAAACCCTTGCATATCTTGTGCATTTTGTTTAAAGCTAGAAGTCTTGTTTGTATTGGCATTTATATTGGTTAGATCCTTATTGATTCCACCGGTTGGATTTGTAGAACTTTGACCTTGTTTATTATATTGATTTTTAAGAGAAGTTTGAACGGGAATTGCATAATTCTTTTGACTAATAGCCCGAGCTAATTGATCTGTTGGACCTTGCAATGATAACTCGTTTTCAAAACCGGATAAATTTGTGCTTGCACTTATATTATTAGTGGTTTCATTGACTGCCTTGTTTTGAATTTGACTAATTTGATCTCGAATGTTGGCAACATTTTTATTACCAGAAATATTGGTAAAGGCATTGTACAACATTTTATTTTCATTAATTCCTTGATTATTCGAGGATTGGGCGATATCTCGAATGTTGGATTTAGCAGGTCCTGCAATACCTGCGCTTGTATCAAATTGTCGAATATTGGACAAATTTTTAGGATTTTGTCCTAAAGCTGTTCGATCTGTTTGAATATGATCGCTTAAAGCGTTTGTTTCATATAAACGAGTAGGGTTTTTAACATTAAGATTTAAACCCGTATTTTTTTGCAGATTCGATTGTCTTGGATTATCATTCAAATGATATTCAATATTGGATGTTACATTAATATTTTTAATATTTTCATGTATACTTTTTCGTGTCTCAGGGCAACTCATTTGAGAAATAATATTAGGAACAATTGGATTGGTCAAAGCATAAAACCAATTTCTAGGTAATCGTGATAATGGTAAAAGTTGTTCTTGTCTAAAAACAGGTGGATAAAATACATCGGGGCGAAGTGGTAGTTTAACTCCAGGTGCTCCTTGAGTTACACTTGAACGCGAACCAGCATTATTTCCATAATTATCATAGGATACACTAACCATGGGATTGACTCCGCGTGCATAGACATTTATATTTTCGGCAATACGATCTCCACTATCTTCTTGAGATAAAAGAATACTTTGAGTTTGCCCAACTTTATCCTTTCTACGAGTAAAAATACTTTTGTTGGGATCTCTTAAAATATTCTTATTTGTTCCCCACATTTCTACACTGGGTAATGTAACTTTGCGATTGGTTGTCAAACAATCATACGATAAACCTCCGGCACTCATTTTTCTTCAATACGATTTTTTTTAATTTCAATTTACAACTTTTCATTCTTAAACTGAATTTTTTTTATTGGGTTGAATAAAATGCTTTATAATTTTATTCATCCAAAAGATTTACCAATAATTTATTGTAATGCCCCTGAATTTTTGGAAAAATCATCTGAAAAATTTGATAAAAAACCATGCAAAGATTTATTTATTCAAGACTCGAATGACCCAAATTTCATGTATTCACTTTCTTGTTATATGCAATGGTTAATTTATTCCAGTTCTCATGTAAAACACGATACTCCCAAGGATCTAATTCCTTTACTTGTTTCTCAACAAAGTACAAAAATTCAAAATAAAAAACAGAGCATTTTAGGTGGAGTTTCTGGTGATATTTTTAAAAGTTTGTTTGCAGATAAATATCCAATCATTATAAAATACAAGAGCCTTTGGTCCTCCATGACAGATTTTTTGCACGAGTATCAAATTGGTATGATCGGCACCAATAAATTAAGAATATTGTGTCCCAACTTTTGTTACACTTTGGCAATCTATCATAATCCAAATTGTGTCACTGAAAAGGTCAAGAGACAACAAAAACAAATTTCAATCAAGGTTTGTAGAACCAATCGCCTTGTTTTGGAATATATCCCAGGTATTACTTTAAAAGACTATTTAAAAAAAATTATGATTTTGCCGAGAAATGAAGTCAATATTAAAGCATTTTTAAAAATATTTATACAAATTGTTCTCTCGTTGGAAATTTCTCAGCAATCACTATTTTTTACTCACCATGATTTACATTATCATAATATAATGATTATGCCGAATAAATCAAAAAACACTTTTGGTTATCAAATTTATGACGAAATCTATCAACTCCAATGCAGTAATATACCTGTGATTATAGATTTTGGACACGCAAGTATTATAGATGGAAATCAAATTCTAGGAAAGGCCTATCATAATTCATTTGCCGACGCGGGTTTATTTCCATTTTATTTACCAGGAGCCGATTTATATAAAATAATTGGATCTATTTGGTTTGAATTCTTTCATAAATTACAAAAAGATGGTAAACGCACTCCATATAAATATTCTACAAATACAATGGGTTCTGTACTGACAGAATTCTTTCAATATATTTTGGTCAACTTTTACAATATTCAAACTTGGTTTCCGGAAAATGCGAATTATTTAAATTTAAAATTATTAGCAAGACCGGATATTTTTGGATCAAGACAAGTCTATTTATCTACCTTTTCATTTTTAGATTTTTTAAACAAAACCAAACATTCTATACTAACTATATTTGATTTAGAAGACTATCCCTGGGTTCAATTACCTATTCAACAATTGCAACAAGGGCAATATCCT